GTCCGCCTCCTTCGGAGCATCGTGTGCGAAAGGTTCTCCTCTACCTCTACTCTAACAGAGTAGCCCCAACAGCTTGGCAATCAGCTTTTTAGGAAAAAGCTGAAATGTTTTGGCCATCGTTACAAATCATAGATTTGTCGGTCAGCGGACTCCACTTCGGGTCTCTCGCTGCGTCGCACGCATATATATATAATCCCCACCCTACATATTTCTCCCGCATTTTTTCGGATCATTGCCTTCAGGAGCGAAAATCTGCTCTAATCTGGGTTAACAATGTATCAACAACACATCAAAAACAACCATCTAACCCTTTCTTTTACAGCATATTAGAGTCCTTTGCTTAAAGCGTTGGTTTAATCTTGATTTTTCAAAAATTCCTTTATACCTTTACGGCATCGAAGCGATTCAGAAGTAAGAATAAGCATACAAAGTTGGTTTTTGTGTGTACACAGAAGAGTCCTTTTTCTTTATGGCGCGAGAATAGTTGTATCTAGACATGAAAACAGTATACAGAGCCCAAGAGGGCATGAAAGTGCAGAAGGATCCCCCTAAGGGTTATCGTTACAACGAGGCTGGCAACTTGGTTCCAGTTGGTTTTAGCGAGTTTCATGATGAGGGTGACAATTACTTGAATCTTGCTGCTTTGGACAGCATTGTTCAGGCCCCGTATCAGGGTTCTGAGATTGATTTTGCAGAGTTCAGGGATCAAGTAAGAAGGGTTGAGGCTGGACCTGACTCACCAGACCCGTATAGGCAGCGTCAGATAGTTACTGTTGATGGTGTTGACATACCTGTAGGTGTTGGGAGGGGTGCTTACCAGTTTGACTACCCTACAGCACAGACAGCATACAACAGGTTGAAGTCTATTGCAGAGAAAAGGGATATGGAGTATCCTGAGTTGAGTGACGATGAGCTGAGGGATGTGAGTTCTTTGGATCCAGAGATACAGGATATGTTGTTTACGGCTCACTTTGCTAAAGATCCTTCTACTTCGGTTGAAAAGGTGCTTTCTAGCAAAGAGAACTGGGCTGATCAGTATCAGGTTGGACACTTTAAGGGTGAGAAGGACAGAAGAGACCACTTCAGGAGCCTTATGCAATGATTGTAAAGAAGAAAGACGGGTATTACGTCAAGAGTGAAAGTGGGAAGGCTTTAGGGGGGCCTTATGGAAGCAGGCTGGCTGCTATGAGGCGGCTTAAGCAGGTAGAATACTTTAAAAATAAGTGATTATATTTGCTGTCATGAAGACAAAAAAGAAATTCCCAGATCTGAACGGTGACGGAAAGGTTACTATGGCAGATGTACTCAAAGGCCGTGGCGTCAAGAAGGCTGGCAAAGGCATGAAGTACAATAATGGTGGAAGCTACGACCCTAAGAAGGCTGCTATGATGAAAGGGTTAGAAGAACAGATCAAGAAAGCTAAAGGCACTCCTGAAGCGAAGGCTCTTGTAGACAGATACAGAAAGCTCTCTGGGGTTAAGTGAGGAAATACTACTTCAATCCCAAGCAGAAGCGAAAGGACTCTGGAGTAGAGAATGAAAAAAGACGCCTAAACAATGAAGACGTTAAAAAACAAGTCAGGAGATCCCAGCGTAAAAGGCCTTCTCAAGCGCCTTGAAAAGAAACCTTCCTCTGGGATGAATGCTAAGCAATACGAAGCCATGCTCAACAAGCAAGTTGATTCTGGGAAGATTAGCAAAGAGGAGAAGAAAAGACTTTTGAACAAGTTTAAGGTGAGCAACGACATTGACAAGGCCTACCCAGATACATTCAACCTTCTCAATAAGGGATGAAGCTGTCAAAAAATCTGTCGCTCGCAGAAGTGACAAAAAGCACCACGGCTAAACGCCTTGGTATAGATAACACCCCTGATGACTGGACTACAGAAAATCTTCGACAAGTTGCGCTCAACGTATTTCAACCTCTTAGGGACGCTTTCGGGTGCCCTATATACGTGTCGAGCGGCTATCGCTCAGCTGAGCTCAACACTGCTATCGGTGGCAGTAGCCGCAGCCAACATATGGAAGGCAGAGCACTCGATCTGGACGCAGACGTTTTCGGACGCTGCACAAACTCTCAAATCTTCCAGTATATACTCAACAACCTTACGTTTGATCAGCTTATTTGGGAGTTTGGTGACGAAGACAATCCTGATTGGGTTCACGTTAGCTTCGTTTACGATGGGATTAATCGTGGCAGGTGTCTCAAAGCTTGTCGTGATGATCAAGGAAAGACTTACTACGAAGTAATCTTCGGAGAAAAATAATCACTCTATTTCTTTGTAGAATCGCTGCACAAGAAGCCTTGCTTTTTGTGTCAGTGCATATCTCACCCTAAAGTTAAACTTGGTCTCCTCCCTGAACAAGTGGTCTTCATACGTTGTAGAAGGGGTTAGCTTATCAAAGTGTTTGTAGAGGTAACCAGCATTAACTAGCTGATAGACAATACGTTCTGCCAACTTCTTTTCAGAATAGTCGTAATCCTCTGCTGCGTACCTGAGCGTCCAGAACTCTAAGTCGTATGCCCATAGCATAAACATGAGTTCTTTCTCGAATATATCGTTCCTCTCGCAGAAGTCCCTTATGTTGACTCTTAGGTACTTGAGGTAGTTGTTTTTTACGTACCTTTGATTCAACTTCGAAAACTCTCTGAAGAGTTTCTTTTTTGATACTGTACTTCGGGGCATAAACTTAAGTGATGATGGAAGATAAAGATACAGAAGATTACGACTTTTTGATCGAAATGCAACAGCTTCATCACAAAATGGAGATGCTCATAGAGAAGTATGACATGAGAGAGAGGGTGTTGTCTGTAGTCGTCACTGGCGTGCTAGAGGCTGTTGACGAGGAAAACAGCAACATGAAAGCCCTCTTTAGCTACAATCTTGGTTCTTCAGAAGAAGTCGATGTTATTGTCGAGTTTATTAAAAACACATACGAGGATCAAGAAGGTCCAGATTTAGACGACCTACTAGGAGACCTCGGTATTTCACTTAACTGATGGAGGGACTTATTAGAAAAATTATTATCGGGAGAGACCCGAAGGATGCCATGGCTTATTACGTCGGCATGAAAGCTGGCAACGGAAAGGTGTCTACTATAGAATTAGACGGAAAACATTTGCATCGTTACGGAAAAATGCGTTACTTTGTGTATATCCAAACAGATGAGGGGCAAGTGCTCTGGAAGTCTGTAGATGATATGCCATGTATAATTGAATACGATTTGAATTTCTGATGTCTAAAAGCAAAGGTTTAGGTGACTCCATAGATAAGGTCACTACAGCTACTGGATTAAAAAAGCTCGTAAAGGCCGTATCTAAGGATTGCGGGTGTGAGCAGCGCAGACAGAAACTCAACGAGAAGTTTCCGTACAAGCAATGAAAACACTTGACTTGTTTGTCGTAGAGCTTGAAAAACAAGCTCATGACGAAATTACGCTCAATAACGGGGCTAAACTCTACCTGGACTCTAAGTACAATGAGTTCGAATGGAGGGTTACAGAGGGCCCAGTTGTGTGCGCCCCTTTCCGACACGATACTGGTGTAGAGGAGGGCGACACCTTGTACTTCCACCATCTCGTAGTCATGAACGAAGGGCAGGTGCTTACTGGGCACGATAACCATTATTTGGTTAGATTTGACCCAGAACATACGATCAACAACCAAGCGATCGCGTATAAGAGCCAAAAAAGTGGACACATATATACTCTCGCGGGATGGACGCTTATTGAACCTATCGAAAACGAAGGTCTCAAATCAGATTCCCTTGAAGTCGTTGAGCTTGAGAAAGCACCTACGACTAGAGGCAGGGTTGCGTTTGGTGCGGATTATTTGGATGAGCTCGGAGTAAGCGAAGGCGATGTCGTCGTGTTTAGAGACAAGATGCAATACAAGATCTCTATTGACGACAAAGAATACTACAGAGTAAGATCTCAAGACCTTTTGTATGTCGAGGAAGAAGTTCACAACGATTGATGCCGCCCAGCGCCTAATGGCGAGTATGGAGGCAGCTATCAACAACATGATCGACGAAGTAAAGAAACCCGTTGACCCTGAAGCTGGTGGAGCGGCTAGAAAAGCCGAGCTGCAATCTATTAAGCAGACGGCTACAGACTGCAAAGAGCTAATTGTTGAAAGACAGCGATTAGAGCAAATGATAAAAGATCTATCTACAAATGGAGGCATCGAAGAAGCCAAGGACTACAGCGGAGGTTTCGCTGAAAAGTTCTCTAAATGATTGGAAAGAAGTAGTGTATCAAATGAATAAAACAGATTTTAGATTCTGGGAGGAGTCCTGGAACGACGAGTTCGAGGACTAAGCGGCATCCACTTTCGTCAGGCGGCCCCCTACGCAAACAAGGGGTAATCAAACTGGGGCGTAGTTCAGTTGGTTAGAGCGTCTGTCTTATACACAGGAAGTCGTGGGTTCAAGTCCCACCGCCCCAACAAATAAAATTTAAACCATGGCAAAGAAACAAGGAGTAGGAGAAACCTACACAAAAACGACCGTCCGTCGGAAGGGGGTGCACGCTAAGACTAAGCAGTCCAAAAACAAAAACTCCAAAAACTACAAGAAGGTGTATAGAGCCCAAGGTCGTTGAGGCTATATATGTGTCCACTTTTGTATCTTTACAGCATGAGGCTCAAGAAGCGTAACTACAAAGAAGAGTATCGCAAGTACGGATCTGGCGGCAAAGCCAAAAGATACCGTGCAGCCTTGAATAAGATAAACAGAAGAAAGGGTACGTATGGAAATGGAGACGGACTTGATGAGGCTCACGTTGGCACTTCTGACAGAACGTCCCCAATGCCTGCATCTAAAAACAGAGCTAATAACAGGCCTAGGCGTAGACGAAGCAGGTAAGCGTAAGCACCTGTAGCTCAACAGGATAGAGCAGCGCACTTCTAATGCGCAGGTTCGGGGTTCGAGTCCCTGCAGGTGTACTAAATTAAATTAACATGGCAAAGTACAAGTGTGAATGCGGAGAAGAGAAAGAGGCGAGTGGAGTAAAAATTAAGTTCGTCAACGATAAGGCTCGTCACGAGATTACGTGCGACAAGTGCGGCGAATATATGGAGCTAGCTAACCCAAAGGTTGGTGCTCCCAGCTTTAGAAGCAACCGCTATGGCCAAGTATTCTGATGAGGATCCTATCCGAATTTGCCCCAAGGGTACGGAAGGTGAGAGTATTGAGATTGGTGGGCTGGTCATTTTACTTCCCGCTACACCTCCCAAGGAGGAAATTGCTGGATATGGACGCCCAGCGTCTATGCAGCTGTGGGAGAGAATTCCTATGCCCGAGGAACTGTCTCGCATTAAGTCTATGGATGAGTGGGGGGAGATGCCAAGGGAGTTTCGACAGAAGTTTTCTCCGTATATCGAGGAGGAGTTTCGCCGTCGGCGTGAGGGCTTTTGGTTTTATAATAACGGTGTCCCTACATATATTACGGGGAGGCACTATATGATGCTTCAGTGGACTCGGATGGATATAGGTTATCCGAGCTTCCTAAACTTCCAAAGAGAAATTTTCTTACATTTGGCAGCGTGTGAGGCGGACCCGCGCTGTATTGGCCAGCTGTACACAAAGTGCAGGCGGAGTGGGTATACGAATATCTGCTCCGCTGTCCTTCTAGATGAAGCGACGCAGGTCAAAGACAAACTCCTTGGAATCCAGTCGAAGACTGGTAAGGACGCTCAGGAAAATATATTCATGAAGAAGGTGGTTTACATGTTCCGCCACTACCCCTTCTTCTTCAAACCCATTCAAGATGGTACCACTAACCCACGCATGGAGCTGGCTTTTCGTGAGCCGAGTAAGAGAATCACGAAGAAGAATAAGACTGCGCAGAAGGGCGAGGCTCTTAATACGGTAATTAACTGGAAAAACACAACCAACAATGCGTATGATGGAGAGAAGCTCCACATACTGTATTTAGATGAGGCTGGAAAATGGGAAAAACCCACAGACATAAGGGACGCCTGGAGGATTCAACGGACTTGTTTGATCGTAGGGCGAAAAATCGTCGGAAAAGCAATGGTAGGAAGCACCGTAAATCCGATGGACAAAGGGGGAAAAGAATACAAGGACCTTTGGAAGGATTCGGATCCAACGGAGAGGAACGCGAATGGGAGGACCAGGAGTGGACTATATAGGCTCTTTATCCCCGCTTACGAATCTCTTGAGGGGTTTTTTGACAAATACGGGAACCCTGTAGTAAAAAATCCACCCGAACCAGTACAAGGAATAGATGGGGAGGATGTTGTCATCGGAGCCAGGACGTACCTTAAAAATGAGCGAGAAGCCCTCAAGCATGACGCTTCGGAGCTCAACGAGGTGACAAGGCAGTTTCCTTTTACCACAGACGAAGCCTTTAGAGACAGTATTGACGGAAGCCTTTTTAACATTGGTAAGATCTATGAGCAGATCCAATACAACGAAGAGCTCTACCCCAACCCAGTTGTTATTGGCAACTTCCAGTGGAAGGGAGGGGAGAAAGACACGGAGGTTGTATTCTCTCCCGACGTCAATGGGAGGTTTAGAATTGCCTGGATGCCACCTAAGGAGATAAGAAATCTCCGCAAGTACGACAGGAATAAAAAGATTGCGCCTAATGCAGAGCTGGGGGTAGGCGGGGTTGACTCTTACGACCTTGATGCCACCGTCGATGGACGGGGGTCTAAGGGTGCGCTACACCTGTACAACAAGTTTCACATGGAGTACCCATCGAACATGTTTGTGCTGGAGTATGCGTCCCGTCCACCTTTAGCCAAGATCTTCTATGAAGATGTCTTGATGGCTGCTGTCTTTTATGGGTATCCAATACTAATTGAGAACAACAAGTACGGTATTGCAAGATATTTTGAATCAAGAGGTTACGATGGCTATCTAATGGAAAGGCCAAAGCACCTTCTTGCCGCAAACGCAGGCATTAAGACCAAAACTAAGGGTATCCCGTCTAACTCTCAAGACGTGATTCAAGCTCATGCTCACGCCATAGAAGCATACATTCACGACCACGTAGGCATCAACTACGACACTGGCGAAATGGGTAGGATGTACTTTGACAGGACTCTCGAAGACTGGATAGGATTTAAGATCGACAACAGAACAAAGTTTGACCTTAGTATTAGTTCTGGATTGTGTCTTCTTGCTGCTCAGAAGGTCAAGAAAAATAGAGAGCCAGCGAATTTCATTGATAAGAAGTTCTTTAGGAAGTACAGTTTGAGGTGAAACTCTAGCATTTACTATATTTGCACAAATGCAGATTATCCCCAATAATGTATAATAATAATTTCGGCGCCAAAACTGGAAAAGGGTTTCCAGACCCTCTAGCATCCGCAGAGGACAAGGCCTCCAAAGGCTATGGCCTGAAGTATGCTAAGGCAATAGAGAATCAGTGGGGGAGCGTAGATGATGGTAACTCTCTTTTTAAGAGGCGTTATGATACCTTTAAGAAGAACAGAAAGTACGCTAACGGAACGCAAGATACAGTTATATATAAGAAGCTCCTTACGTCTTTAGACCCCAATGGATCTGACGGAACGCTTTTGAATCTTGACTTTACTCCAGTACCCATACTCCCAAAGTTCTCGCGTATTGTAGTGAACAACGTACTCTCTAGGTCCCCATACCCTAATGTAGAGGCTATAGATCCACTCTCTTCTTCTTACAAAGACCTTGAGAAGAAAAAGATGGAGGCTGAAGTCCTTGCCAAAAAAGAGCTCGAAAAGCTTAAGGAGAAGACAGGGATGACCGTAAGTAAGGACCCCAATGAGATACCAGACACTCTAGAAGAGGCTGAGATCTTTATGGGTACGAGTATCAAGACAGACGCTGAGATAGCAGCTCAGGTTGGTGCTAGCATGACGCTTAGCTGGAATGAGTTCAATGACACTACGTTCCGCAGATGTGTTGAAGACCTTACTGTATGCGGAATGGCTGTAGTAAAAAGGGATAATGATCCTAACTACGGCATAACAACGAAGTACGTTGATCCGATTGATTTCATTCACAGCTACACAGAGGACCCAAACTTCTCTGACATAGTATATGCTGGTCACGTAAAAAAGATCTCTATACAAGAACTTAAGCGCTTGGCTGGAGATCAGCTTACTGAGGATCAGTATGATAAGATTGCTCAAAAGGTTATGGGGAGGCACGGAAACAACTCCTCGACCTACAATAGACGTCACTACGATGAGACGAGCGGAAGAACGCACTACGGGTATGACGAGTACCTTGTAGAGGTCTTGGATTTTGAGTTCTTGTCTGTAGACACTATGTATTTTGAGGAGAAAGAGAGCAGATACGGGAACAAGGGGTTTTATCATAAAGGTTTCTCGTACAGAGAAAGACAGAACAGCATAACTGAGAGAGTTCCAGTTCCTATGAACATCACCACCGTCTATGGTGGCAGCTTTGTTCTTGGGTGTGAGTACATCTTCAACTACGGGATGAGAAAAGACATCCCAAGGAATATGCACGAGCTGTCTAGAGCAAGACTTTCTTACTCTATCTCTGCAACAAATTTGCAGGATATGATGCCCAAGTCTCTTATTGGTGGGTGTCTTGGGTTTGCTGACATGCTGCAGCTTACTCACCTTAAGATCCAGCAAGCTATAGCTAAAGCTAAGCCTGACGGGTTGATTATTGATATCGAGGGGTTGGAGAATGTCCAGCTCGGAAAGGGAGGCGAGCTTCAGCCGCTGGACTTGCACGATATATATGAGCAGACTGGTGTCTTCTACTACAGAAGCAAAAACCCAGAGGGTGGATTCCAGAACCCTCCTATTCGAGAAATAGGAAACAGCATAAGAAACATCAACGAGCTTATTGGGTTGTACAACCACTACCTGAGGCTCATTAGAGACTCTACGGGCATCAACGAGGTTATGGATGCCAGCTCTCCAAACAGCGAAGCACTTGTTGGTGTAAGAGAGCAGGCTATACAGGCCTCAAACAACGCTACTTACGATATCACAAATTCGTCTATGCTCCTGTTTAAGAGAGTGTGTGACGATATTGTAAGATGCCTTCAGATACTCCCGAAGGGCTCTAAGGTGTACGAATCTTATGCCAACGCTATTGGTGAGTCAAACATGAAGGTTCTCTCTTCTTTCTCAGACTTGTCTATGTTCAACTTCGGAGTTAAAGTTGTAAAAGAGATGGACGAGAGAGATAAGGTTCAGCTTGAACAGATGCTGCAGATCTCTCTTGGTCAGAAAGAGATAGACCTTGAAGACGCTATGGCTATCAGAGACCTTAAGGATGTCGATCAGGCAGAGCGACTTCTTATGGTCAGAAGAAAGAAGCGTATGATGGATCAGGCGGCTAGAGCTCAGCAAGAGCAGCAGGTGCAGGCTCAGATGGCTCAGCAGCAGATGCAGATGAAGTCTCAGATGGAGGCTCAGAAAGCTCAGATGGAGGCTCAGATAGAGCTTCAGAAGATACAGGCCAAGGCTCAAGCTGAGATTATGGTTGCCCAGGCTACTCACGAGCTCAGAAAAGAGATTGAGACTATTAAGATTCAGGCTTCGCTCGGATTTAAGACTGACGACCAAGAGTTTAAAGAAAAGCTTGAGGTTCTTAAAGAAGACAGAAAAGACGATAGAGTTAAGAAGCAAGCTGTTCAGCAGTCTAAGCTTATGTCTCAGCGGAAAGACCGCCGAGGTGAGCTAGAGGAAGAACAAAATATGGGCGATTCATTTTCAAATATGATTTAAGATGGCAACATCAGTAAACTTAGATATTGCACAGCAGCTAGACATCACCTGTAGAAGAGGTGATACTTTTTCTCTTGGCCTAACATTTTATCAGGCTGACGGAGCTACGCCTCTTAATGTGTCTGCCAGTGAGTACTCTTTTAGTATGGATATAAGGGAGTCAGACACTGATGACGGAAGCAACTCTTTTGCCAGTACTGACACTGCAGCTATTGCTACTGGTACTGCCAACATAACCATCGACCAAGACAACGGCACTAACGGACAGATTACGTTGAATATAGCGGCATCTTCTTTCTCCACAATACCAGGTGGGTCTTATGTTTATGACTTGCAGGCAGAGCAGCTTGATGCAGCAGGAACGAAAATAACTAAAATTGAGACTTGGTTGTACGGCTCATTCATAGTTAACGAAGATGTCACCATTAAGGTCGGGTAACTATGGCAGACTCAATAAGCGTCGTAGTAACACCATCTTCTGATTCGGTAAGCATAACCATACCGTCGTCTACCTCTCCAGCCATAACGGTTAAAGACCTTTCTCCACTGAATGTTTCGGTGTCTCCGAACGTAGCCTATCAAGGGCTTACCAATCTTATTGATGTACAGGGGACTCCTTCGGACAATCAGATGATAATATATGACGAAGACCAAGAGGCCTTTGTCTTTATTGATCTTTCCAGCGGAGTAGGTGGAGGTAGTGGAAACATAGTCTCAGACATCACTGTTACCAACACCGATGGTGGTTTTGACCACATTGTCAATAAGACTTATTCTGTTGCAGATAACGTTTCCTTAGAGACGATTATAACAAACATTCTTGCTCCTGCAGCAGAGAACAACGCTACACTAGGAAACCTCTCTCCTACCTCTTACGGAACTTACGAAGTCGGATCAACCCCCCGTCAAGTTTACAGCGTCTCTTTTAGTGTTACTTCAGTAGATGCTCTTGCTGGCGGAGTTACAATTAGGATAAATGGTTCTGACGCTGGTTTTGATGAGATAACCCCAACAAGCACCTCTAGTACTTCTTATGACATTCAAGACGACGGCATTAACTACACGTATGACGCCGCTTCGTCTACCTATACAGACAGGGTGTTTGACTTAGAGTACACAGACGCATTGTCTCTAAACAATGCAGTAAGAAACAGCAACGATATAGCTATAAAGATTCGTGTTAGACACCTGTTTTACGGTAGTACCACGGAGCTTGCTCAGGGGGCGATTCAGTCAGACATACAGAATCTCTACGACGCTATAGTCGCAGCTTCGTCTAGTCTTGCCTCAGAGCAGCTAGTGGACAGGGCTGATGACTATACGTACTCAAACACGAGCGACAAGTACAATCTTGAGGTAGATGGCACTTACGCATATTACTTCTACGAGGCTTCTCTTGGGGAGCTTACTGATATCAAGTTGGGAGGATCTCAGGGGCTTGAGATAGACGATGCTTTTATCCACATAACGAATGGTGGAGCTGTATCTTTGTCAAACGGAGAAGTGAGTACAGATTATCACGTCTACAGATCTAGAAATAAGAAGGCCTTCACCTCTGGGCAGGCCATATACTTTAAGAACTAAGCATGCCTATTTTCATTCCAGATAGATTGAAGACTCCAGGGGAGTTTCCTTCAATAGATGCAAATGACAACCAGATCAGAGGATTTGGTTTTTTTGCTGATAATGACGCACGGACAGCCCTTGCTGAAGACTTTAGGTGTCAAGGGTACCTAGCCTTCATGAAAGACACGCTTCAGTTCAAGCAGTACGAAAGCAGGTTCAACACAGACGAAGATTGGGGAGACGATGCTAACTGGGATTTGCTTGAAGGAACAACTACTGACACGTACTGGGCAGTCGATAGTGATGGTACAGGGATCTACTACAGCAATCAAGTTATTGTTGGCGGATCTACATACGGCGGAGATGAAAAGCTCTATGTAAACGGAGACGCTAAAATATCTGGACACCTTGTTGCGTCGGAAATACAGTCGGCGTCAGGCATTGATTTTAAGATTGACACCGATGCTTCAGGCGGTGCAAGTGAAGACTTTGCGGTTAAGTATAACAACGGATCTGACACCTACAGAGATGCGTTTGTCGCCAAGCCTTTCGCCTCTACTCCCAGCGTAGCGTTTGGCAATACTTTTGATGATTTCAAGCTTGATCATTACTCTTCTAGCTTCTCTGAATTTAGGACTCTTTCTGCCAGTGTAAACGAAACAGGGTTTAAGTTCACAGATTTTGCTGAAGGTGACGGAGTAATGCTCTTCCGCATGAAGGACAACGAATCCTACCTGGAGCTATCAGACGGAGGCAGGAAAGTAACCGTGGTGCCTCAAGAGTATAAGATCTTCTCTGATGTAGAGGCCGATGTGACTGTGACTCATGGAGCAGAAATACTTTTGCCAGATACTGCTACTGGAGATACTCACTTTAAAAATATAGGCAACAAGAACTTCTTGTTCTCCACCAATACTGGCAGCGGATCTCCTACTGAGATTCTTGAGATGAAGCCCGACTTGGTTGTCTCTAACGTTAACCTCGAAGTCAACGGTAGCGGAAACTTTTTAGGGGACATAAATGTGGGTGTAGCTGATTCAGATCTTACTGGTCTTTATTTGAGGAGAACAGACAATGCCCTCATGGGCGGTATAAGAACCAACGACAATAACACCGTTATTATCGGAGGCTTCAATAATGATAAAGTTCAAATTGCCAGACACACTTCTGATGGAGTACTTGATGATGAAGTCATGGGTCACTTCAATACCACTGGCCTTGGTCTTGGCACGACCTCACCCTCGCAGAAGCTTCACGTTGTAGGTAGCATGTACCTTGCCGATAGCGCTGCTGACGGTAACACTCTTATAGGTTCTGGCTGGAGCTCTCTTACTGGTAAAAACAATACAGCTGTTGGTTATCAGGCTCTTGAGAACCTTACTACAAGCAGTTACAATACAGCTGTTGGCTATCAAGCCCAAAAAAGCTTTACTGGGCAGCAATCGGTAGCCGTTGGGTTCAGGGCTGGTCAAAATGCTACAGGATCTCATACTTGTGTTGGATATGCTGCTGGACAGTCGATTTCTGGAGGCACATACGTTGGTCATACTGCTGGATCTGGCTCTGCTGTTGACTCAACTGTCGTCGGAAAAGAGAGCTACAGAAATGTCTCAAGTGGTGGCTTGGACGTAATTGTTGGCCATCAAGTTATGTGGTCTGACAAAACATCTAAAAACACGGCGTCGAACATATCAATAGGTAACGCGGCACAATATTTCGCAGGCAATGACTCTTACAACGTTGCAATAGGTGGATCGGCTCTCAGAGGAAACGAGCAAGGAGCTGACGCTGGATATCTTAATAGAACAAAAAACATCGCCTTAGGCCACGGCTCCATGTATAGGGCCTATTCTGGCGCTAACAATAACATAGTTCTTGGATATCAGGCTGCATATAGCCAGCAAATAGCTACTGACGAAGGAGACCTTAGCACGGTTACTTTTGCAAACAACGTGTTCATTGGGCACCAAAGCGCTTACGATATAACAAGCGGTAGCCAAAACGTAGCTATAGGTGAGCAATCCGCTTACAACCTTACTGAAGGGAGTGGCAACGTGCTTATTGGGTACATGGCTGGTTATAATCTGACTACTGAAAGCAATCGTCTTTACATAGCAAATTCAAACGCCGATACACCGCTTATATACGGGGACTTTAGTACTGGTGACGTCGGTATAGGTACCACCAACCCATTAGCTAAGCTTCATGTTTTTGATTCTTCTGTAGCTATTGGCAATGTAGGGTCTTACGATGGCGGCCTATCAAGTAGTCACTCACCTGGCACCGCCGCACCTGGTTCTCTTCACCTTCACGGAACTGGACTTGTAATGAGCGGTGGAAGATTTATTATTTCGACCCCCAACGAAAACATTTTTGCAAATTCTTCGTCTATATCGTTCAAGGGTGGAGGTGCAGAATCCAGTAGACAGGCTACCCTTGGTATTGGCAGCAGCAACGGCGGACTTAGGATAGGTACTAATAACAATAGCTTCCACTATGTTTTTGGGAGATATGGAATGTCCATAACGGATAACACAGATACCGTTGGCACTACAGTAGACAAGCCGCTGTATATAAAGCCAAGGTTTCCAAATGCTAATAATGATGGCGGATATACAGGAGGAGGCAACGATGGATCAAGTGTAAATCAAAGCCTTGTATATCCCTTGTACTTCCACTACGCCGACGCTCCATCGACTCTTGAGAACTTGAGGATTAGAACTCAGATAAATGACGCATACGGGGCATCTTACAATTATGGCCTTGATTACGATGTGGTTAATGATGAGACAGTCACTCAAGGAGATACAGGCAACCCCTTCACTGCCAACAAGAATACACTTAAGATAAGTGCTACTTTTCCTTTTGCACAGTCTCAGACAGATGCCGACGGGCTGCACACTAGCTTAAGTGGTGTTGTCGTTGGCTCAGAAGCGAGCCTTGAGATAAGGAATGCATACGAGACGGACGTAAGTGGTGGTACAAACGCCAACACAGCGGGAACCATCAACACAGCTCTTTATGTAGGGGGGCAAAGGTTTTTTGAACCAAGGTCTCGGAACTCTACTATTTTGTATGGTTTTGGCGGAGTGAACTTTACTAGAGCTAGCAACTACGGAACTACAGGAGACCTTTCCCCAGAAGACAACGATCTAGTAAACGCTGTTACAACAGATGTAACGGGGGGCACTGTTGGGTCTTACGTCTTGAGTACCTCTAATTCTGGAGAGATAACACTTGGATCAAGTACTTACGACACCGCTGTTGATGGGCATCTTTCTCTTAAGGTGACTCTTAGTGCTTCAGACAACGTTTCAGCTGTAGAGATTATTTCTGGGGGGCAGAAGATTACCAGTTTAACAGGATTTAGATCGGGGGACACAATTACCATCTCAGCAACTAAGCTTGGGTCTTCTTCAACTGCGACTGTCATCACTCTGTCAAACGATTCATTTGTCACCGACGGAGCTACGGTTTCCATGAGTTTTAGCAATAGAAGCTCTGTTGGCATAAATATGGGTAGTACCAACATAAGGAGCAATGACACCAGCACAGGTTCCGTAAACCTAGGGGCTGGAGGGTCTTTTCACTTGGCTCGTACAGCGAATTACACCTCCTATAGAGACCACTGGTTTAAGTACATAGAGGGAACAGAGGTTGCACATTGGACAGCGATTCAAGGTGGATTCTTGAAGCAAGCTAAGCTCATGGTTGGTTATAGTAATGACAACCAAGTTGCTTATGATGGCACCGCAATAAATACGGCAAACTACGGTGCTGCAGCTCTTAGAGTCGTTGCTTCTACTTCAGGCATGAGAGTTGGAAGTCGTGCTGTTGCTTCTAATTCATCTTCAGTCTTGAAGTTTGCTGAGGCTGATTTGGACGCTGCTGGATTTACAGACGAGAGCTCAACATGGGGCGCTGATTACGACACTGACGGCGGATGGTATGTTGGTATGCCTATTTACGTTAGCGAAGCTGGTACTAACCACATAATTACCAAGGTTAGACCTGATGGGGCTTTTCAGTATAACTCTGGTTCTGACACTTCTACTTTCCAAAGGAAAATAGTGGTTGACATAAACAATACAAACAGGGAGATGACTCTAGACTCCGCTATCACTACAAGTAGCGGAGACGTTTTGGTTTACCCTGCAACAGAGTCAGACCTCATTAGATGCAGAAACATTATGGGGAGGGACATGTTTGTTGTTAAGTCAAGCGGTAGACTCGATCTTGAAAACGGGGTTATGAAACTGAGAGCGGCTGACCATGACCCAGGAGTCATCAGGAATAACGGCCTTCTTGGAGTTGACGAGTGCCTTATATGGTATGATGGAACAAATCTTAAAATCGTAAAGGGAAGCGGCAGCACCATACCGATAACTATAGGATAATTCATATATTTGCACAAACCTTTTAATTCATAATCAATGAAACTTTTTGAGTGTATCAATGTCCTCCAAGGACTCGGTATGGCTGCCGAAAAAAGCCTCGGTGTCAAAGCTGGTTACGCAGTAGCCATGAACATCAATCGTCTCACGGAAGTCGTGAAGCCCTTTGAAGATGAGCGTAACAAGCTCGTAAAAAACCTTCAGGAGAAGCACGCTGACAAAGACGGGAAGATTGATGAGAAGGAAGCTGCTAAAGCAGAGAAGAAGATCCAAGAACTTCTCGATCAAGACACCGACGTCAAGATTGTGAAGATCAAGCTTGGCGACATTCCAGACGATGTAGACCTAACACCTTCTTTCTTCGCTCTTTGCGGAGCGCTGATTGAAGAATGACAAAAAGGGGCTTCGGCCCCTTTTGTTATATTTGCACTATGCCTAAAGTCAAGAAGAAGGGCGTAATGCCAAGAATGAAGATGGGGGTTCACAAGAGTAGATCTGGTGGACTCACTGCTGCTGGTGTGGCTGCATACCGCAGAGCCAACCCAGGGAGTAAACTAAAAACAGCTGTTACTACGCCACCATCTAAGCTTAAGGCAGGTAGCAAGGCAGCCAAGAGACGAAAGTCCTTCTGCGCCCGTATGAGCGGTATGCCTGGACCTATGAAGAAGCCTAACGGCAAGCCTACACGTAAGGCGCTTGCACTTAGAAAGTGGAACTGCTGATGAACTCTGTCAAGTACAACAAAGGCGGTAAGCTCAAGATCTCACAGAAGTCTGTAGAGGTTCCGCCACCTGATGGTTACCACTGGATGGAGGAAAGAGGCAGGTACTTCTTGATGAAGGGTGACTACAAGCCTCACCCAGGAGCTGTTGCTAAGGCAAAATTCAAACTTGTAAACCATGCCTAAGGTAAAAAAAATAAAGAGACAGTCAAACGTTGATTATTCAACTGGCCCTGCGTTTTATGCTAAAAGTAAAAGCAGGCAGGCAGTTGACAAGATGTATGATGCCAAGGGTGGAAACAAGTCTGGCCTCAAGTCTAAGCTCACTATGGACTCGGAGGGAAACTACATTCGTAGATCCGTGGACTCCTCTCCAGCAAACATGGCTAAGGGTGGTAAGATGAAAGCTAAGAAAGACGAATGCTACCACAAGGTAAAGGCTCGCTACAGCGTGTGGCCATCTGCTTACGCATCAGGGGCGCTTGCTAAGTGCCGTAAGGTTGGTGCATCAAACTGGGGTAATGCCGAAAGTAAGAAAGACTAAAGCTGGCCTCAACCTAAAGCGCTGGTTCAAAGAGGACTGGCGGACGCTCTCTGGAGACAAGGATTACTCCAAAGGTGACAGGTCGTTTCGTCCCACGAAAAGGATTTCAAGTGAAACTCCAACTACCGCTGGAGAACTATCTGAATATGAAAAGAGAAGAGGTAAAAGAGAGAAGAGAGAGAAGGGGAGAGTGAGCAGATGGAAGGTTGTGAAGAAGAAACGATAAATTGTTATATTTGCACCAAACCAAACTCTAACAAAACAAAATGGCAACTACAACTGCAACGATTACTCTGTCTAGCACCGACCTCACTAGTGACGCGCTGTCTCTCTCTAAGACGTCAACGATCACGAAGGCTGGTACTACGACTGGGTTGACTCAGACCTCAGGGGTGGGTAGAAAGACCACTGCCTCTAGCTCTCAGTACACTCTTCTTGACGCTACAGAAACTCAGTACACGGACGACAAGGCCTCTAAGGTTTACGTCCTGAATACGTCTACCACTGCCACCGAGTACTTTATCATCACGATAGGAACTCAGGTTGTTGGTCGCATCTACGCTGGTGACTGGGCGTTTATTCCATGGGCTTCTACGGCTGACTTTAAGATCACGCCTAGCGAGCCCACGGAGATGACTCTTGAGTACGCTGTAATCTACGAATAATGGGGACAGTACGAGCCACTCTTCGGCTCAGTTCCTCTGACGTCCTGAGCACGAACCTCGACCTCACTGCTGCCGTAGACATCTCTGCTGACAGCGGTTCTATCCAGCGCGTCAAAGTTCTGGGCATAGCTGCAGGGTCGGACGCTCAAGTTATTCACAAGGCCAACGAGAAGCTTAATAGCTCTTATTTGTACGTGAAGAATCTTGATGCAACAAGAGAAAATTACCTTTACGTTTACGAAGAGGGGGATACTGACGACCCAGTCATAGTAAAGCTTGGTGGGGGCGAGTTTGCCTTTGTGCCAGTTGACCCTACAGCAGACCTCAAGGTTTATGGAACTAAAGTAGACCAGATCATGGAGTTTGGTTCATTTGGTCTCGATAGTTCAGCAGTTAGATACAGCTAATGAGCAGCAATAGAGAAATACCTCAGAGGTTTATCGTTGTGGCGCAAGACGCTTCTTCTGACATCACTGTTACTGCCCCAACCACTGACAGCGGTCAGCACTTTAAGTACTTTGACTCCGTTACTTCTCAGTTAGGCGGAGGTGATATAGATCTTTACGGTGGCGGTATTGTTTCCTACTACGCTGAAGGTGATGTGACTGGAGATAAAGTCATCAACCCAGGAAGTGAGGGCGTCTTGATTGCTGATCAATCCGTTCTGGCTGAATGCGTTCTTGTAACGAATCCTGATGCAGACGTAACTGCGGGAACGGAAGCCGCTGCAACTGTATTTAGAGGCGGAGTTGAAATTACTGATGACCTCACCGACGTCCCAACTTTTGACAATATTGATATTGCAGATAACGCACTTACGGACATAGATGTTAATGCCGCAAACACAGTCGACGAGTTGTTGGTTGGAGATGTCATTAAGATTGTTGCTGGAACTGGTGGTCTTATTGAGTTTACAATTACTGAAAGAAACCTTCTTCTTAGCGCTGGGTATTACGAGGCTAAGGAGGGTCAGGTGACAGCAATTACAATGGCTGCTGGGGTTCCCGTTTACGGGAGATTTACGAAGGCTACTGTATCAAGCGGAAACAACCTTGGAGACGTTACAATTACTTACGGATAATGGCACACCCATCAAAAAATACACCCAAGAACCTCTACTACGTAGATACCACCACTCAGCTGGACGCTCCAGAGGGTAGACACTTTTTCTCTATTACGTCTATTGATGGCGGTACAGCTACTGTAACGGGAGGCGGCATATTTGAGTACTTGGCGGCCAACGGTGGCAACGGAACGCACCTTGCTGCTGACGGAACTACTCTTGGGGCCACCCACGCCGCAGGCTACTATGAGGCCCTCCCTACCACCGACGTATCTATTACACTCGGGGTAGGACAGACTATCTTTGGCAGATTCTCCAGCATAACTGGAGGCACTGGAGATAAGTTCTTAGTTTACGCATAATTTAATACCTAAATACAATGGAAGACAATCAACAATCAGAAGGACTCCAGTTCTTCGACTCTACTGAGAAACTCGAACAACACCTTTCTCAAGAGCCACAAGTAGAATCTCAAGAGCCTGTTCAAGAGCAGGTGGAGGAGCCTACACCAGAACCAGTTCAAGAAGAGGCTCCTGCACAGGAGCAAGTGGAAGATCAGGTTCAGGAAACGCCATACGTAGATCCAGAGGCAGCGCCGATGGATGAGCCGCAGGCAAATGATGATAGTGAAAACTACTCGGATGAAGAAATCGAGGCAGCTGTCTACACATATCTGAGCGAAAGGCTCGGGCGCGAGATCAACAGCATTGACGACTTCAACCAACAATCCAGCTCTCAAATAGACGAGAGACTCCAGGTGATTGCAAGCTTTGTGGAAAACACTGGCAGATCACCGCAAGATTGGTTTGCGTATCAGTCGCTTGACCCTAACAACATGGATGACGCTACGGCTGTCCGTGTTCAGATGGCTTCTGATTACCCCAACCTTGCTCCAGAGGAGTTGAACATGCTTATTGAGAGCAAATACAAACTCGACCCCGACCTCTATTCAGAGGAAGAGGTCAAACTTGCTCAGCTTCAAATTAAGATTGATGGCGAGAAGGCTCGTAGAAGCATTGACGACATTCGTAGTCAGTACCTTGAGCCAGAAGTCAACAACAATGTTGAGGCTGAGTCTTTTGTCACCGAAGACTGGATTCGCGGATTGAATGCAGAGGTCGACGCACTGACTGGATTGGAGTTCGACTTGGGGAACGGAAACACGTTCACTTTCGGAATCAACGATCAGTACAAGGCCAAGCTCATGGACGTGAACTCACGACCCGATGACTACTTTAATCCTTATATCCGTGAGGATGGTAGCTGGGATTACGACACTTACAACTCGCACAGAGCTGTTATCGACAACATTGATGCTATCGTTTCTTCTGCGTATAAGCAGGGGCAGAGCGATGGTCAGAGAGGTCTTGTCGAGAAAGCTGCGAATGTAAGCTCACCAACCCCAACCCAAAACACGGGACAACCACGAGAAGCCTCCTTGCCAGATCAACTACAACAAATCATGTCTGGTAGAGGAGCAATGACTTTTAAAATCTAAAACTTAGACTATTATGGCAACTATTGATAATAAAGTGGATGGGGGGCTAACTCCCACTCCATCGGACCTTAGATCTGGCGGTGTCAACCCAACGGTAAAAGCCACCCCAGAAAACTACACCACTATTGGTTCTCTCGTTGATGACTACGCAAAGCCAGACAACAGAGACCTTCTGATCAAGACCTACGGCGACCAAGGTATCACTGGCTTTCTGAAGCTCACTGGTGCTGTGAACGCTGCTGCTACTCAGGACGAAGTTCAGTACTGGGAAGAAGGCAGACGTCACAGATTGGTTTCATGTGCAGTGAACGCTACTCAAGATGAAATCACTATTACTGAAGGCGCAGGCGTCAGAATCAATGACGTCTTGATGGACACGTCTACTGGTGCAAGAGTTTTTGTTGACGCTGGTGTAACTGACGCTGACAATGATGGCTTGCACACTGTGTTCTCGATTGTGGCTCTCGACGGAACCACCCTCCCAGATGCGTCTACCACGACTGATCACATCGTTCTTGGTAACTTGTACGCTCAGGGAACAGAACAACCTGACGCATTCTTGGAGCCTGACTTGATCAAGAGAGTTAATCCTTTCATGATCATCAAGGAGCGCTACCAAGTGAACGGCTCTCAGGCAACTAACATTGGCTGGGTGAACGTCGGCGGCGGTGAGTACCGCTGGTTCATGAAGGGTGAGCAAGAGACTCGCAACCGCTTCAACGACAAGCGCGAAATGATGATGCTCTTTGCTCAGGCTGGAATGACTGGCTCTGATACAGTGCCAACTGGATCTGAAGGCTACTTCTCAGCTGTTGAGAACAGAGGTATTGTCGTTTCTAACGCAAACGCTTCTCCTCTCGATTCTATCGCTGAGTTCGATGACATCATCTTGGAGTTGGACAAGGAGGGTGCTCCTGCTGAGTACGCTATGTACTTGAACAGAAAGCAGTCTTTGGCTATCGACGACATGTTGGCGTCTGGTATCGCTACTTCTGTTACTGCTGGTTTGGCAGGACAGTTCGGTGCCTTCAACAACGATTCTGACTTGGCTGTTCAGCTCGGATTCAAGAGCTTCACTCGCGGTGGATACACTTTCCACAAGCACGACTGGAAGCTGTTGAACGATCCTACTTTGTTGGGTGCTACTAACCAGTACCAAGGCGCAATGGTTCCAATGACCACGGTTGCTGACCCAAAGACTGGTAACAGAGCTCCTGCATTGGAGATGAACTACAAGGCTTCTAACGGTTACAGCCGTGAGATGGAGCACTGGGTAACTGGAGGTAACGTCATGGGCCACGCCAACAACGGTGATACTGGTAAGGACGTTGCAACCTTCCACTACCGCTCTGAGATCAACTTGATCACTCGCGCTGCTAACCAGCACGTAGCTATCAAGGGATAATTAACCTGAGATGATGAGAGGGCCCTTCGGGGCCTTCTCAAAGCCTTAAAAACAATAAGACATGATAAAATCATATCCTGGACCTCAGCTCGTATCTAAAAGAATCATTACCGACGAAGCTTTGCCTGCTGTTGGGACATCTGGGTTCGGTGCCCAGCATGGCTTGACTCAGCCAGCAAATAGCATCATCGAGAAGATTTACATTAGAGTTCTTGAGGCTCCCGAAATCGCTGCAGGAGATATTGGATTTGAAGCTGGTACTGAAACCGCTTCTCCATTTGACAACATCATCAGCAACACCAGTGGTGACGACAACTTGTTGGACGGGGGTACCACTCTCCCTGTAAACACTTTGTTTGAAATGACCTCAACTAACGCTGACACTACGTGGGTTGGTCAAGGTCTCGCTACGGGTGATACTACTGCGGAGACCGCTTCTAATATCGTTACAGAGGACACTGAAATAAGCTTTCACTTTAAGACTTCCACTAATGTCGCTGCTGACGGAAGAGGTAAGTTCGAAGTTTCTTTCGTCTTTAGAGTATTTGAATAATCATGGCTAAGTTTCTTTACTTCGATCCAGAAAGCAACAATGCTCTGTCTGTTCCTGCAGACAGACTGCTGTCTATGGATCAGGTTGGAGACACTGAAATTCGCCTCACCTTTGAGGAGAAGGACGGTGTAACCAACTCTAGAACGTTCGTAACTCTAAACATCGAAGCTGGTAAGGAAAAGCAGGTTATGGACGCTATTGCAAAAGCTATTGCAAATGGTGCCCGTGACGCTTCTATCGTTATCTGCGACGACACAAATGACAAGTACGTAAGCAGTCACATTACATCTTGCGCTGTTCAGGCTGGTGCTGTTTCCTCTAGTGGGGTTATGGCTCCTGGCTCAGGTGCAACTGGTGCTACTTACAAGAGCTCTGTCAAGAGAGTCGGAGACCTTATTGAGACTACAGTCATCGTTGACCTCGAAGATCTTGCATCTGTTGCTGATGACGCAAAAATTGTAGGAACTGACACTGACGCAAATGCTTACGTCATCAAGCTTGATTCTGCAATAAACGGAAGCGTGTATCACTTGCTGGAGATGACCTGTGTAGAAGCTATTGAGGGCGGTGAGCCTAACTTGATTATTCAAGCTTCTGCAACGGGCACAACTGCAGCGCAGGGTGCCGTCGCCACTCCAGATTTGCTTGCTGACACTACCTCAGACATTGCTCTTGGCGCTCAGACTAGAACTGGACTTAACGCCGCTGTAGCCCCTACAGTTGCAAAGCCATACTTGTACTTGGCTAATGGAGCTGCTGCTTCTACTGCAGCAACCTACACTGGAGGTAAGTTAATGATTAGAATACTCGGAGAGGTCTGATGAACAGACAGTTCCTGTTTATAAAGTCTGCTACGGAATCCATAGCACTGCCTGTGGATTCTTTTTCTCATGCAGAGTACACAACGGACACTACTGTCTCTGCGTACTTCAATGCCACAAGGAGCGGTAAGGGTGCCTCAATTAAGGTTATCCTTACCGTTTCCAGCGGCAAAGCCAATGACGTAGTAACGTCAATAACCAACCAGGTGGCTACTGGTACGGCCCCAGTTATGAAGTACGATGATGTAAAGGATTCCTTTTACACCAAGAACGTAACTGGAGTAACAAGCATATCCACTACCGAGGATCCTGTATCTGCTCTCACTGGGCAAGGCGTTGAGCCAGGGGGGTCTACGGGGCAAGTTCTTGCCAAAGCTTCTTCTGACGACTACGACACAGAGTGGGTTGATTACAACACACTCTACGTAACTGTAAAGAATACAAGTGGAGGAACCCTTTTGAAAGGCACTCCTGTTCACGCAACTGGAGCCACTGCAGACGTTGCCGATGTTATAGCTGCTGATGCCAGTATACCATCTGCTATGCCTGCAACGTATGTCCTTAACGAGGACATAGCCAACAACAATTCTGGTCAGGCTATTATAGTCGGGGTTATAAGCGACATAGACACGAGCTCTTTTAGTGCTGGTGACGTCGTATATGTTGCCAGCGGAGGAGGCTTTACCAATGTCAAGCCCACTGGAACTAATGCTATTCAAAACCTTGGTGTTGTAACCAAGTCGAGCGCTAGCGGAGGCTCGGGGATAGTTTACGGGTCTGGTAGATCTAACGACGTACCTAACATCCCCGACGGTCAGGCATGGATTGGTAATGCAAGTGGCGTGGCCACACCAACTACTCTTGCTACAGTCGCAACAACAGGCGCATACTCTGACCTGATCGGAGCCCCTTCAGGGGGAGGGTTGGATAATGTTGTGGAGGACACAACACCACAGCTTGGTGGTGACCTAGATGTAAATGGCAACGCCATCAAGGGAAGCTCGGTATCAATTTTAGGTGCTACTGGTGAATTGATGATCACTGCCACAGAGAACGGTCCAGTGGCCCTGCGCTATGACAACAATCTAAAACTCAGCACGAAATCAGATGGTGTTAATATCACAGGTGAACTAGAGGCGGACAGT